TGGTGCCATCGCTGGTGCTCTTGCCTTGGCCCCCCTGTCTGCACGCGCAGACGGCTTTTATCTGAATCCTGAGTGGAACGGCGGCTGGTCTGGTTCTGACTTTGGCGGTGCTGTTCTTGACGGTCACGTTGGCTATGAGTCAGGTGCCTTCTACATCCAGGGCGGTCCTTCTTGGCTGCAACCTGATGCAGGTGACACCGAGGTTGGCTTCTCCGCCAAGACCGGTGTTTCTGCCGCTGTTGCAGAACCTCTGGATGTTTACGGCGAAGTGTCCTACGCCAAGTACAAGGATGCTGATGCTGGTTATGGCCTGAAGGCTGGCCTGAAGTACAAATTCTGAGCTAGCTTGAGTCTGCAGAGACGCAAACGCCCCTTCCTCGCCTCACACGGGAAGGGGTTTTTTCTTGGCAATCATCATGCAAAAGGTCTACAACCTGCTCGGCGTACTGGGCTTTGCGATGTCTGGAACGATGGCCGTCATGGGTGTGATGGCTTACACCCGTGTGCCGTCAATGGTCAAAAACTACGTCAGCGAGTTGAAGCTAGAGCTGACGCAAACGATTCTTGATTCAGTCCCCGTCCCAGAGATTCCTGAGATGCCTAAAGCGACGGGGCCTGCAATTCCCTTCAAATAACCATTTTGGTGCCGGTGATTGGGTCGTCCGGTATTTCTTCCCCGGTAATTGGGTCAATGGTCTTTTCGTCATGAGCTTCAGGCCCAAAGCCTTCCGCCTTGATTTTTGCCATATCAAGTTCTGGCGCGGGTGCTTGAGGTTTCTGGTCAAACGACGCTAACCATTCACGTAAAGCATCACCAGTTGGTGTGCCTTTGGGCCATTTAACCCACTTGAGGATTGCTTTTGGGTCGGTAAATGGTCTAGCTGAGTTGCCGGACATTACGGTGTAAACGACAGGCGGACCTTCACGTCTGCGGTTACGTTCAATCCACAGCTGACCTGCTGTAAACCGCTCTGATTTCATGCCAGACATTCCTGATATTGAGATCCCGACGATTGAAATACGACCCATCCCTGAGCCGCATGTATTTCCACCGCCAGTCACGCAGAACTTAGCGCCACGTCCGATATATCAAAAGCCAGGGTGTGCCAGCGTTCACAGAGATGCACATCTAAACCCATCCCTACTGCGGGATGACCCGAATGGTGTCGGCATTTCTTGCCCTGAGGGTGAGATGCCCAGTTACGTTCCGCTGGACTGGAACCCGCGCAAGCTGCAGATCATTGAGCCGACACCAGTACAAAACAATGAACAAGAGCAGCCACCTGCACAACAAAAGACCAACCCAAAACCACCACCACCAGAGGACAAGCCACAACCAGAAGTGAAGTGCCCGCCAGCAGATGCAACTGAGGTTGGAACGTTGTCATCAAATGGCCGCAAGATTTTGGAGTCTTACGAGCTGGTTGATGGTGTCTGCAAGGAGGTTTACCGCAACGTGCCAGTAACAGAACAGCTGATCAAAGCTGTGCCATCGCCCTACGAGGCAGCACAGACCGCAGGTATCGCTGTTGTTGCAACCACCGCTGCATTAAGCACGCCGTTCTTGGTGCGGATTATTAAGCCGGTGGTGAAGAAGCTGCTGACCAAGGCGAAGGAGATTGTGACTCGGAAGAAAGAGGCAAGACCTTCTACTTTCCAGCGGAAGCAGGCGCAGAGGAAGGCACGGAAATAGCGTGCGTGTGAGGCACCATTTTTACGGGTGGAACGGTGACAATCAGGTCGCTGCAGACAACGGACATTTGACCTGTGAACTGCACACCGGCTTTGGCAAGCTCACCGCATTTAGCAGCGCGAAACAGCTCGTGTTCAAGCCGTTTGGTGGCTAACAATTGCTCCTGCAGCTTGATATTTGTGTTGACTGCTCGTTTGCACTGATTAGCTAAGCGACGATCCAACGGCACAGAAAAGGTGGCCGTGATGCCGTAATTCAGTGAGCGTCGATCCTTCTCAAACCGTGGCAGCTCTGAGTAGTAGAGGACTTTGCCTGGAGAATCAGGCTCGCCATTGTCATCGGCATCTGCTGTTGAATAAACGGGTGTTCGAGTAGTTGACTCAAACGGCAGGTCGAAGTTTCTACTGCCTGTCACGAAAGGGGAGACCGTCAAAGTAGGTCCAGGGCACTGGATCCCCTGCGACATCCGGTATATCGGATGCGGTCCTGTCATCATTTGGTATGCGTTATTAACCACTGAGCCCGTAGATGTTGAGCTTGGGTTTGCGACTGTTGTATTGGCGTAAGCAGGGCTGCCAAGTGCAGCAACTACTGCGAGAACACCGATGTACTTTCGGTGACGGTTTCTGTTGTGATGGTCCTTTGCACTTGAGTTACAGCATCGAGTCCTGGTGCCATGAATGACTCTGTGATGCTCCAACTTGCGCCAGGGTTGACGACTTGCCATTGAGGTTTGGTTTCAAGGTTTGGGCTAGTCCAAGAGAAGTTGACTCCGCCAACAGTCTGATTATTGGTGACTGTGGCTTCTGGCGAGATAGGCACGTTGTCCACAGGCTCAACGTTATGTCCAGCTGCTGAGTAGCTGTAGCCCGTTCGGTAGTTGTAGCTGGTTATAGATTCTTGGATAACCGTTGTGGATTCCGTTCGAGAATTCAGTTGCCCCTGCGTAAATTGCGGGACAATCGGTGCGGTAAGCCCTGGGCTAGGCAGCAGCAAAAGCAGCAGCCAGGCCCTAGTCAATTTCAATCTCCATCTTGTTGCTCAAGATCGCACTTGTGCCTGCTCCGCCTGCAGTCACGGTCATGATTCCGCTTGAAAGAGCTGTTGCAGCCAGATTGGACTTCACACCCCCAGAGCCAGTCACGACTTCGCCGTAGGTCGGGAGGTCGTCAACATTGCCGGTGGTGGTAGTCACCTCAGTGGCTGAGCTGATGGTGTCACCTATCAATGCCGACTCAGTGAAGGAGAAAGCGGAACCGGCAGTTGTGACTGCGTAGTCAGTGTCGATCATGGCTGGAACGCCACTGGTCAAGCTGCCAAGGTTCAGGCCACCGATTGCTCCGCTTGTCGTGCTGCCTCCGCTGGTGACAGACGGAGTTACGTTTGTGCCTGATGCGCTGTAGGTGGAACCGATCCGTTTGGCTGAGCTGTAAGCCTGATCAATGCTGATCTGAGCGCTTTGAGTAAGACGGTGCGTGATGTCAGCATGGGCAGGAGCAGCCAACAAAGTGATGCCCAATACCAAAAGTGTACGTTTCATTTGGTGGCAGAACCAGTGCTTTTGCTTTCAAGACTAACGCTTTCATCTTTTTTCTTCTTGCCCAATCTGTTCATCGTTAAACCGTAGCTCGCAGCCGTTGAACTCAATAACGATGCACTGAAAGTCACATCGATAGATCCTTTGAAGTAGCCCAGGTAGTTTGCGGTGATAATGGCCATAGCCCAGAGCATGATGGTGATCCGTACGAAATCACCTAAGCGGCCACTGGACTGGTCTTCTTGCTCTTGGCCTTGCGCTTCCTTAGTTTCTGCCATGATTGAGCAAGCGTTAGGGGCGGGTCATGGTTGAAGTCTGGGCCGCCGTTGCCGGGGCTAGTGTCACCGTAGCTGGCTTGGGCGTTTCAGGGCTCAACCGTCAAAGCCAGCAAGGTCGGGATTCATTGGTGCGTTTAACCACTGCAGTGGATAATCTGTCCAGCAGGTTGCAGGTTCTGCACGACGACATCAAGACGAAAGATGTTGAGGTGTTTGCCAGATTAAACGAACTGGAGCGGTCTGTAGCGCGACTGGAAGGACACAGCGATAGGCACTAACGTATTAGTGCAGTTCAAGGCAATCCCATGCTTTTGGTACTCAAGCCCTTGGTCATGACAATGTGGCGCTCCAGGGCTTTTAAGGAGCTGATTGTGGCGATGCTTGAAAAGATCGTCATCCGTACTGATAACGACTTAGATGATCTTGCTGTGAAGCATTTGAAAGAGCTGCTTCTGCCTGACACTCGTGTTGAGAAGTGAAGCTATCCGCGTTCTCAGCAACTGGTTGGTTTATTGCAGGCGGCGCAGTCACACTGTTGCTCTGCGGTTCGATGGTTGTTTTCATCGCTGGATACACCTCTGGCACAGCCACTTGCGATCAAGCAAGATCAGGCCAGCTTTAGCTGTAACGGGTGTGTTGAGCCTGCTGCCGTTCTTCGAGTTCTTCCGTGGTACGCCCCACCAGTTGGCTGCAATTAAACAACTTGAGGAGTCAATGCCGCCGGAACTACTGGAGGAGCACGAAGCTGATTGGTTTCAGGCG